CCTGACCGTTAAGAATGACACGGAAAGATGCAAGAGGACCAACCGATTGGGCAATACTAGTGCCGCTATTAACTGGACTACCGTCTTCAGTCCAAGAATATGGTGCAGCTGCATTCGAAAGTAAAACAGGAACTCCGACGTAGCTTGAAGGAATAACAGTCTTTGATGATGCCTCTCCTGCTTGATTGTATGCTGGGTTCGTTGTAAGAAGGAATGTATTAGCTGAACCGCAGTTGGATGTTAAATCCCAAAGTTGTCTGTTCAAAAATTGATTGTTTGTAACACACCACACGAGTTCCTTGACTGGGTGATTGTAAGACAAACGAATCTGGGCACCAGAACCAGATTGCGTGGTGGTACCACTGAGATTTAAGCTGTCAGTACCAGTGTGTTGAACCTGTTCAATGAGGTATTCATGACCCTTTTGGGCGAATCTGCGACGCTCTTCTGTATCGAGGTACACATAGTTACCCCAAACATTAAAGGTTGTTGAAAAGTTAACACTGTATTCAGATGAAAGATCAAAATCAAGACGAACTTCATGATATTGAAGAGCAATAAGAGGAAGATACAAACCCGGGTTTCTGTTAAAGAAGAAGATAAGTGGAAGAATCACTTGACCAGTTGCAGCTCCGTTTGTTCCACTTGCTAAGTAAGTTTCACCAGTTGGGTTAGATGTCATCTTACCATAGTTAGCCTTTTTGGCTTCATCAAGGTAAAGCTCCGAGTACAACCTCCACCAACGCTGGTAATGTTTATCAATGCGTTGACCACCAATTGTAAGTTCAATATCGCTAATAGCACGTTCAGCAAGAAAGACACCATCATTAGCTGTTACTGTAGTAGATGCACTAGTACCAGAGACGACAGAACAAGCATTTGATTGAAGATCAATGTACATTTGACCAATGAGATCTCCGTTACGAGCAACAGTAACAGACACACGACCGTTGGAAGTAGCGGAACCGTTAACAGTTTGCTGGATGTTTTCCATAGCAAAGTTGGTGTGGCGTTTGTAGACAGCCTGGAAAAAGGTTACTTTAGGGTTTCCGGTAAGGTACACGTCCTGTGCACCGTAAGCGACAAGTTGCATAAGTCCTCCAGCCATTTTACTATATGCCAAGATTTTATTTTTGGCTGGAATGGCCTGAGTTCTCGCGGTAAACTTGACCTATTAATTTCCAGGTACTTGTTAAATGCCACCACCACCAGAACCAGTTGATGACGAAGAAATTGAACTCGATGATGAGGAAGAAGATGGAGATTATGAAGAAGAAATGGGTCTTGACCTGGGAGCTGTTCTCGAACCTTTCCTAGCTACCGAAGATGGTCAGACTGTTTGTACTGCGCTGGTTACAATTTCAAAACATCTTGAAAACCAGAACAAGATTCTTATAAAGATCTTGAGTCAATTGTCAAAGAAGGGCTCCTCTGAGTAAGTGTAAAAACCACTTAGAAAAAAAGATCTCTACTAATATAAATGATGAAGACTGAGGTACACTACCTCAAACCAGACGAGAACCATGATGAGGCTCGTATGGAACTTCTAAAATCACAGGTTCAAAACTTGGACAAGGAACAATTATTAACATTTATTTCTCAACTCGAAACAAGTTGGTGTCTCGACTGTAAAGGCGACCGCTGGATTCCTATTACAAACGGTTTTAAACAATTTTATAATGAAGCTGAACTTGATACATGTGGTCTTCCTCGTGAACTTGACATGGAACGAGTTTCAGATCAACATCGTCGCAAACAAAGGGCACTTGGTGAAATGTATCATCGCGCCGTTGCCCTGGAAATTGCGAGCGAAGAATCTACTGATATAAATGGTAATGAATTTCAGATTGCAACCAGAATAAACCGCTTGATTGATATGTCTGACGACGCCTACGAGACTGTGTTTCGATACGCCCGTCAATTTGAACGAATCAATCACCCGACTCTGGCTTGTGCAGATCCTGATGCAAACAATTCACTTTTTAGATGCACAACAATGAACATGGATGAGGATTCTTTGTCTCCATTTCAGAAACTTCTTTTGGCTCTGTTGAATGAAACATACAACAGAAAGTATCGAAAATACAAGGGGCAGTGTTTCAAACAGATTGAAACAGTTGACAAGTATCAGACCAAGGCGTGGAAAGCAATTTGCACGATTGATGAATTTGTATATTCTTTTGCTCAAAAGGAGATTCGATACGAACACTGGCAAAATATTACTTCGCGTGGAAGTAATGCTCGCGAGGCTATCAAGTTTTTACAGGATTCAAAAGATATTCAGTTTCCAGAAATTAAAAAAAATCGTAACGTCTGGTCATTTAATAATGGCTTGTTTGTAGGAAAGGAATGGAGTATCAAAGAAGGTAAGTACATTTGTCGTTTTTACCCTTACGAAAGTATGGAGTTTCGTTGTTTGGATCCGACAATTGTGAGTGCCAAGTACTTTGACAAGAACTTCAATCATTTTGATCACGTACAAGATTGGTGGGACATTCCGACTCCACAGTTTCAAGCAATCATGGATTATCAAAACTTTGAAAAAGAAGTTTGCAAGTGGATGTATGTCATGGGTGGTAAAATGTGTTTTGATGTTGGAGACATTGATGGTTGGCAGATTATTCCGTTTCTCAAGGGTATTGCCAAGTCTGGTAAGTCAACAATTATTACAAAAGTTTTCAAAAAGTTTTACGAATCTGAAGATGTTCGAACACTTTCAAATAACGTTGAAAGAAAGTTTGGATTGTCATCAATTTATGATGGGTTCATGTTTATTGCTCCAGAGGTCAAAGGTGACTTGTGTCTCGAACAAGCTGAGTTTCAATCTCTTGTTTCGGGTGAAGACATTTCTATTGCATGCAAGTACGAAAAGGCCAAGTCTGTGGAATGGAAAACACCTGGTATTCTAGGTGGTAATGAAGTTCCAAATTGGAAGGATAATTCTGGTAGTGTTTTGCGTCGTATTCTTCCTTGGAACTTTGGAAAACAGGTTCAAGAGGCTGATCCACATCTTGACGAAAAGTTGGAAAAGGAACTTCCAGCAATACTTTTGAAGTGTGTTCGAGCATATCTTGATTATGCACAAAAGTACAGTGATCAAGATGTTTGGAATGTTGTACCGGAGTACTTCAAGGTGATTCAAAACCAGGTTGCAATGGTGACAAACAGTTTGCAAAACTTTCTGTCTTCCGAAAATATGCGATACGGTCCAGATCTCTTCTGTCCCAAGTCGATATTTGTTACCAAGTTTAATCAACATTGTTCAGATAATTTACTTGGCAAGTTCAAGTTCAATCCAGATTTTTACGCAGGACCTTTCAGTTCGAGAAACCTCGAAGTTCGCAAAGAGGCTAGAACATACAGAGGTAATGCAGCTTTGACAGAGTATATTTTTGGCGTTGACATACAAGAGGAAGCAATAGGAGGTCTACAAGTCTCAAATGATCACTAATAATAAAAATATCACTCAATAACAAAGATGTCAGGAGATACTGTCGAAACACTATTGCATATTATTCACACGAGTGAACCTATTGGTGTACCTCGTGTGTTTTTTAAAAATAAACTGCGTGAAAAAATAGGTCGAGATCCGACAAGTTTAATAAATGAGTACAAGGAAAAACAAGAACCTCGTAGAAGGTTTCTTCGTAATATAAAATTAGAAGTATCACCATTGTCGGCAGGTCTCTATAATGCCGTTGTTGATCTAGGAAGTCCTATAAACATACGAGACATTCTAGATAAAGTAAAACAAGATGGACTTGTAAGTGAAGATGGAATAAAAGTGACAGAGTTTACAGTTCGTTATGGAAAATTTCGCACAGCCCTAAAATACACTTCAGAATATGGACTTGTAGGAAAAGAAGTTCCTAAGATGGTGAGTGCAGATTTCCAAGTAAAAGTTACTCGAGGAAATGAAACAAAAGGTGCAAGTTTTTCATTTTATAAGTCTGGTAAGATTCGTTTCTCTGGAAGTTATTCAGATGAAGATGAACCAAGAAGATTACTCAACTTTTTCTCAAAACATTATTTGAGAGTGCCTGTCCGTATTCCAATTTCTTTGAATAACGTGACTGCGGAGTTTCGAGTCGGTTTTAAAGTTAACACGGAGCTTATTCATGCAGTGTTCAGCGTTGATTACAACTCTTTTTTCAAGAGGGACTACAAGGTTGTAGCAAAGTATGAATCAAACAAGTCCAAGTTTTTGTACATTACATTTACAAAGGGTGATGAAAAGTTTTCAATTGTTATTTCTGGAAGTGGTGTCATTCAGATTCAAGGCACTTCTGAAGTGAAACATGCGTATCGTTTACTTAAAGAGTTTTTTGAGGCACTAAAAGATAACGATTTTATGAATGTGCCAGCTTCTGGTGTTCAAAATAGTGTTCTCATAAAACCAAAGAATACCAAATCTTCGCGTCGTTTTGATAATTTACCGGCTCCTAACATTACTCGACGCGGTACAACGTGTCCAGTTGCGCGTAGACCGGATCCTTACAGTTATTCTGGAAAATGCAGAATACCGGGTTGTTACATAAAGCCAAATCCACAGGGACAGCCATGTTGTTATACAGTTCCAAAGAGTCTTGAATACTCTCGAAACAAGGTTGCTGCATCATATAACAAGGCGGGTGTCAAGGTTCCAGGTGAAGTTCGAGCTTTATTTGGAATTGGACTCAATACAAATAATAAGCCTGTAAATGTTTCAAACAAGTCTCCAACTGTACGAACATATGTGAACAACAAGAGTGGCTTCAAGATTGATTCGAGACAATGTTTACGATACACAAAGGTTGCTCTTGTTGATATGGCTCGAAGACTTCACATTGATCTTCCTGCAAAATTGACAAAGCCTATACTTTGTGACTTGATAAAGAAGGCGAGCAAATTGCCAAATGTGAATGTCAAGGCTGGAAACCGGGTAATAATGGGTTCTGGTGCAAATCTTAGACTTGGAGGGCGAGTCTGTAGTACATTCAATTTGACAGTTCTCAAGCGTTTTGTAAGAGCACTTGGTGGCGTTGTTACACCGGAAATGGATAAGGCTGCTATTTGTCAATTAATTGGACAGCTTTCAAATGCAAGAAGAAACAGACTCCAAGCCAATTTTAATAAAAATAAAGAAGCTCGAGAACGCGAAGAAGAACAACGCAAAAAGAATATAGAAAATCAGCGTATCCGAAACGAAGCTGAACGTAAAAAGGCTGAGGCTGAAAAGAAACGCAAGGCTCGAAAAGGAACTGTTTCTTCAAAAAATACGATGCGTCTCGGACGAAATCTAGTAAAGGAGGATCTTATGATTATGACGGAAGGTGATGCTACAAATAAGAATGTTGATGATCTGATGTCTGCTCTCGAACGCGCTCTCAAAAATGGAACAATAAAAAGGACAAAGAAAAGTATTG